TTTCGCCTGGCGCCGTTCCATGTCGACGCCAACTCGCGGACCTCGGGCCGGCGCGTCGTCTTGCACGAGTTTCCAAAGCGCGACACGCCGTATGCCGAGGACATGGGCCGTTCGGCGCGGCGCTTTCCGGTGACCGGCTATGTTATCGGGCCGGATTATCAGATATGGCGGGAGCTCCTCGTCCTCGCGCTTGAGTCCGAGGGGCCGGGCTTGCTCACTCTGCCGACCTGGTTACAGCGCGATACCTTCCTCGTGCAACCGCGCGAATACACCGTGCGCGAGACGCGCCAGGCCGGCGGCATGGCCGAGTTTGAAATGCAATTCGTCGAGGCCGGCGAGGCCGGCTTTTCGACCAACATCGGGAGCCAGGACCAGGCGCAAGCCGCGGCCGACAATACCGAGGGGCAAACGGTTACCGCCTCGGGTGACGAGCTCGGAAACACCGGCAACAGTTTCGGCGCCGGCGGCTCCGAGGATGCCGTATTCGGCGATACCGCGCCGGGCACCGGCACCGGCACCGGCGGCGGTGGCACTGTGACAATCGGCGAGCCGGAAATCGGCAACCCGGCCGGCGATCTCGGCGGCGGCGGCTAAATGCAACAACTCGCGCGCGAGGAAGCGACCAGGGTCGTCGCGGCCGTGATTGCCGACCTTGCCGCGACCATTACCATTGATCCCGGCCGGCCGGGCTCGCTGTTCCGGCTCGCGGTCGGCGACCTCCTCGCCGACGCCGAGCAACTGATCGAGACGGCCGCGATCGCCGCGCCGCTCGCCAACGTGTTCGATCTCGCCCGCGCCGCCGGCGCGACCGTCGAGCAATTAGAGGCCGTGCGCCGGCGTACCATCCCGATCGCGGTGCGCTATTTCCCGGCCTGGTCGGTCGGCAATACTTGTGTCCGGTGTTTGCTGGTGCAAATGGCGCGCATCCTCGCCGCCATGACGTTCGCCAGCCGATCGCAAATCGACACCTATATCGACGGCATCAACAGGGCCTTTGACAATGCCGAGACGGTCGCCGCCAACGCCAGGGACCAAGCCTCGTATCGCTCGCTCGTCTCGCTACACGCGGCGGTCACCTACGACCTGACGACGCGGGCGCGGCCGTTGCCGACCATCGTCGTCTATGATTTCGCCGCGGTGCGGCCGGCGCTGTGGATTTGCAACCGCCTCTACGGCGGCGAGGAGCGCACCGGCGAGCTCGTCGCGGAAAACAAGCCCGTCCATCCCGCATTTATGGCAATGCCGGTGCGGGCCTTGTCGCAATGAGCCATGCCGAAACCGCAAGAAATCTGCATCGTCCAGGCGGCCGGCACGAATTACCAATTCTGGAAAGAGGTCGAGGTCGTCCGCGATCTCAACGAGGAGGTTTCGCAAGCCTCGCTCGTCGTCGCCGAGATCGGCGACCTTAACAAAGGCTGGAAATCGTTGCGGCTCCCGCCGGGAGTTCCGGCCAAGGTGACGCTCGCCGGCCAACTGGCGGCGACCGGCGCGGTCGCGGTGCGCCAGGTCGTCTATGACGGGCAAAACCATAACGTCAAAATCGTCGTCCAATCGAAAATTGCCGATCTCGTCAAGGGCACGCTCGACCTGCCGCCGGGGCAATTCAAGAATCAAACGCTGTCGCAACTCGCCAACGCGGCACTCAAGAAATTCGGCATCTCGTTTTCATTGCGCGGCGCGGTCGCCGGCGCCGACAAAGTATTCGAGCGCGTTAGCGTCCATTGGGGCGAAAGCCCGTTTCAGTTTGTCTTGCGGCTCGCACAAATGCGAAACATTCACATCATGGACGACGCGCTCGGCAACATGATCGGGATACGCGGCGGCGGCCAGGTCGTCGCCGAATTGCAAGAGGGCCGCAATATCCTCTCGGCGGAATTGATCTGGACGAATAACTCGGCGGTGAGCGATATCATTAGCGACACCGACCAGCACGGCAACGACGAGCATTGGGGCGACAAGGCGCGCGCGCAATCGGCCAAGGCGACCAACAAGAACTATACCGGCGCGGTGCCGAATATCTTGCGGCTCATCGCGCCGCAACCGGGCGACGTCAAGGACGCACAAATGCACGCAAACCACATGGCCGACCTCAACGCGGCGACCATGTTCCAGGCCAACGTCACGCTCGCCGGCTGGCTCCGCGACAACGGCAAGCTCTGGCTCAACGAGGTCGGCCAACTGATCGAGCTCTATTCGCCCATGCTGTTGCCGAGCGACCGCGCCACGCTCGGAATCCAGGCGGTGACCGCGCGGCAGAACGACCAAACCGGCACGACGACGACGCTCACGCTCGTTTTGCCCGACCGTCTCGGCGGCCGCGATCATTACGACACCAGCAAAGGCGACGCCGCGGGCGGCGACACCGAGGCGGCGCCGTCGACGCCCGGCGAGTCCGTTCCTTACGCGCCGAACGATATCTAAAATGCGTTTTTCCACGCGCACGGTCGGCGACCGGGTCGGCAACGCAATCAAGCGCGTCACCGTCGAGACGACCAACGAGGACCCGAAATTTCGCGAGGCGCAAGTCAGTCTCTACGCACAGGAAAAGCAAAAGGAGATCGAGCATTTCGAGCCGTACGGCCTGACCTCGCGCGTCAAGCAACCGACGGACGGACAGGGCGGCGCCAAGGAAAAGGCGGAAGGCCTCATGGTGTTTACCGGCGGCAACCGCTCGCAAGGCGCGCTCGTCGTCGTCGGCGATCGCCGCTACCGGCTCAAGGGCTTGAAAGAGGGCGAGGTCGCGCTTTACGACGACCAGGGCCAGAAGGTCCACATTACCCGCGACGGCATGATGGTCGACGGGGGCAAAAGCAAAAAGCCGGTGACGGTGACGGTCGGCAACGCGACCGCCTATGTGTCCGACGGCCTGATTAAAAACAAGATCGGCGACGTTGCAACGTATGTGCAACCAAAGCGCGTCGACCTCGGCAAGAAAAATGCGCCGTATGCGGTGATGACGAGCGCCGGCCCGAGCAAGCGCGTGTTTGCCGTGATCGACGAGCCTGACGATGGGTGATCTCCGGCTATTCGACATTGTCACGCCGTTTGTCGTCACCTTCGACCTGTTGCAAAAGCGCGACGGGCTGATCGACGAAACCGAGGCGCTCGCGAGCGCGGTCATTGTTGCGCTCGGCACGCACCGCCGCGCCAATCCCGACGATATCTTGCCGACCGACAGCGACGACCGGCGCGGATGGTGGGCCGACGAAAATGCGGACACTCTTTGGAACGGCTGGCCGATCGGCTCGCGGCTATGGTTGCTTGAGCGGCACAAAATTACCGGCTTTGAAGCGCGCCAGGGCTCGAGCCTGGCGCGCGTCGACAGTTATGTGCGCGAGGCGCTGCAACCGTTCATCGCGCAACGCATCGTCTCGCGCGTCGACGTCGAGGTCACGCGCCCCGACGTACAAACGATCGTCGCGCGCATAACGCTCTGGCGCGGGCCGTTGCCGGCGATCCAGTTGCAGTATCAAGCCCTCTGGAACGAGATCGGACAGTAAATGCCCTGGTCGACGCCGAGCCTCGACGACGTCCGCAAGCAAAACCGCGACTATATCACCGCGCGCCTCCACTCGGCGGCAATGGTGCCGAATAGCGTCTTGCGCGTGTTGTCCGACGGCAATGCCGGCCTCGCGTATCTCGTCTTGCTCTACATTGATTGGCTGGCGTTGCAATTATTGCCCGACACCGCCGAGACGGAATGGCTCGACCGTCATGCCGCGATATGGTTGCCGGGCGGTGGCCGCAAGCCGGCGACGTTTGCAACCGGATCGGGCACGGTGACCGGCATCGTCGGCTCGATCGTGCCGCAAGCAACGCAATTGACCGGATCGGTCGGCGGCGTGCTTTACGAGACATTGTCGCAAATCACCGTCGACACCGTCGCGACGCCGGTCGATATCCGCGCCGTCGATCCCGGCATTGCCGGCAATCTCGACGAGGGCTCGAGCCTGTCGTTTGTCAACGCGATCGCCGGCGTCGACGGCGGCGTGACGATCGTCGAAATGAGCGGCGGCGTCGATGCCGAAAGCGACGACGCCTTGCGCGAGCGCGTGCTTTTTCGAATCCAGCAACCGCCAATGGGCGGCGACGCCAGCGATTATGTCGCATGGGCGCTCCAGGTCCCCGGCGTGACGCGCGCCTGGTGCTATCCGAATGAAATGGGAATCGGCACCGTGACCGTGCGCTTTATGTGCGACGACTTGCGCGTCGACCAGGGCGGCTTTCCGACGCAAGACGACGTCGACACCGTGCAAGCCTATCTCGACGAAAAGCGCCCGGTCGCGGTCAAGGAGTGCCATGCGTTTGCGCCGATCCCGTTCCCGATCTCGTTCAAGGTGACCGAGCTCGTCGGCGACGACGCGGCAACGCGCGCGGCGATCGAGCAAGCCGTCATCGACATGCTGTATGCGCGTGCGATCCCAGGGCAAACGATTTTCCGCTCATGGATCGACGAGGCGATATCGAACGCGATCGGCGAGGATCACCACGACCTTATCTATGACGACACGCCCATGCCGGCGCCCGGCTACCTGGCGGTGCTCGGCTCGATCCTTTACGGCTAGGCCATGACGGACAAACACGTCCGCCGTAGCGGCGACGATTACGTCGACGCGCTGGCGGCGCTGTTGCCGACCGGACCGGCCTGGCCGCGCGAATACGATTCTACGTTGATGAAATTGCTCGGCGGCCTCTGCCAAATCTGGGGCTTTGTCGATAGCCGCGCCGCCGATCTTTTAGAAACCGAATCCGACCCGCGCACGACGGTCGAGCTGTTGCCCGATTGGGAACGCGCCTGGGGCTTGCCCGATCCTTGCGTGAAAGCGCCGCAAGGCATCGACGCGCGGCGCCTCGCCTTGCTCGTCAAGATGACGATGCTCGGCGGGCAGAGCCGCGAGTTTTTCGAGGCCGTCGCCGAGGCGCTCGGCTACTCGATCACGATTACCGAATACCTGCCGTATATGTGCGGCGTTTCGTTTTGCGGCGACTCGCGCGGGCCGGTCAACAATCCCGATTCACCGAGCGAGTACCTTTGGCAACTCGGGCCGCCGGAAATCCGGTTCTACTGGACGGTGCATGTCACCGGCTTGCGGACAACGTATTTTCACACCGGCTCGGGCGAGTGCGGCGTCGACCGCTTGCTCGCGATCGGCACCGCCGAGGACCTCGAATGTATCCTCGATCGCTGGAAGCCGGCGCACACCGAAATCGTATTCGACTATTCCGACGTCGGCGGCCTCGATTTCTCGCAAACCTACAATACGAGTTACCTCGCGCTAGGGATCACCTGAATGGACAACAAGCAAATCAAGGACGCCGTCGGCAATATCTTTACATTGCGGATGCGCGACCTCTCGGCGACCGGCGACGGCTCGTTGCAACGCTCGATGATCCTGGCCTCGGCCTATCCGCTCGATTACGGCACCGGCGGCATGTACCAGCATTGCGGCAAGAGCGGCATCATGGCCGCCGGGCTCGCCGCCAATGCGCCGATCTATGCGTTTCATTGGCCGGCGAGCTTGCTCGCGCTCGTCCGTCGCGTGCGTATCAGCGCATGGACGCTCGGCACCGCGTTCACCGCCGGCCTGGCGACCTTTGATCTTTACGCCGCACGCGGATTCACCGTGCAATACGGCGGCGGCAATGTCGCCAACCTTGCCGCCGACGCCGGCCAATTGCGTACGAGCATGGCGCCGTCGCTCGCCGAAATCATGTGGTCGGCGACCGTCGCGCTCACGCCCGGCACGCGCACGCTCGATCCCGATCCGCTCGATAGCCGCACCGTCACCGCGCCGACAACGGGCAACGCGCCGTTTGCCGCGGGCGCTCTCACGTTGTTCGAAAAGCAACAGGGCGAGCATCCGCTCATGCTCGTGCAAAACGAAGGCTTTGTGATTCGCGCCAGCGTGCCGGCAACCGGCACCTGGTCGTTCGCCGTGACGACAGAGTGGGACGAGATCGGCGTTTTCTAAAAGGGCAACCCGAATGAAATATAACCAGCCGTACGATCAACCGTCGTCACCAAACGCGCCGTACGTCGACGGCAATCCCGAGGCGGGGATTCAGGGCTCGATCGTGCCGGCGGCGTCGATCGAATATCCGCAACGCGAGATCGTCGCGGCGATTCAGGCGGCGGGCCTCACCGGCGATAATGCCGACCTGACGCAATTGCTCAAGATGATGAAAATGATGGACGTCTTTAACGTCTTTAAGGCGGGCGTTAATGGCGGTAGCGCGTCGCAATGGTCGGCGGCGATCCCGTCGCTACCGACAATGCCGCCGCCGGCCGGGACAACGATCTGGTTCAAGCCGAATTATGCCTCGGTCGCCGGTGGCGCCGTGTTCTCGGTCAATGGCTCGCCGTTTCATCCGGTCGTGCATGGCGATCTTGCGCCGATCAGCGTCGGCGACGTCGTCCCGACCGGATGGCTACTGTTGTTTTTTGACGGCACCAACTGGCAGATTATCGCCGGCGCCAGCCGCCAGGTCGGCGCCTCGGCGATCCTGCAAGCCAATGTCAATTGGTACGTCAACGGCACGACCGGCAACGACACGACACTCGACGGCACCTCGGCGACGGTGACGAGCGCGACGGTCGGCCCGTTCAAGACGATCCAGCGCGCCGCTAACGAAGTCCTCAAATACAACATGAACGGGTACGATCAATATATTTGGGTCGCCGACGGCACCTATACCGGCCCGGTCAATTTCCAGGCGTTGAACGGCTCGGGTATTGTTTATGTTGTCGGCAATCCGACCTCGCCGCAAAACGTCATGGTTGCGCCCGCCGTCGCCGGCGCAACGCCGTACGATTGTGCATTTATCCAGTTCGACGGCACTTATCACTATAGCGGTTTCCGCCTGACGACCCCGGCGCTCGACGGCATTGCCGTCACCGGCGGCCGCGCGGCGGCGAGCAATCTCCGGTTTGGCGCGTGCGGGCGCTATCATATCGGCACCGGCTATAGCGGCTCGACGCTCGGCCTTTCGCAAGGCACGTTCACGGTCGAGTCGGGCGCCAACGCGATCGCACATATCGGCACGATCCTCGCCGGCCTCTCGACGTTCCCGGCGCAGACTCCGGCGCAATGGCCGGCGCTCAACATTCTCGGCCCGGTGACGTTTTCCGGCGCCTTTATCCAGACGATACAACTCGGCATCGCGCAAATGAAATACGCGACGATGACCGGCGCGGCCAACGTGACCGGCCCGAAATATTCCGCGTCGGGCAACGGCGTTGTCGATTCGATCGGCAGCGGCGCGAGCTATTTCCCCGGTAGCACGGCGGGCGCGCTCGCGACCGGCGGCCAGTACGTCTAGGAGCTCGGGCAGATGCCAGGTCCCGCCTATTACAGCGGCACAATGAATGTCGCCAAGAACGAGGATTGGATCGTCGCCTTTCTGTATTGCTCGGACGACGGCACCGGCACGACGACGCCGATCGACTTGACCGGCTCGACATTGCGCCTGGAAATCCGCAACCATGAAACCGATCATGAGGTGTTCGTCGCGGTGAGCTCCGACGCCGGCGGCGGCATCGAGATCACCGACGCGCCAGGCGGCGCGTTCACCATTATTATCGAGCGCGATCAAATGGTGCGGATGGTTCCCGGCGATTATGTGAGCGACCTCATCCGCGAAATGCCGAACGGTTATAGCGAGCGCATTTTCGAAGGCACCGCGCTCGTCGTCGAGGGCACGACGCGATGACGCAACGGCTCGACCTGACGAGCGGCGCGCCGCGGATCACGCTCATTAAAAACGCCGCCGGCGAAAGCGAGACATTGGCGCTCGCGCCGATTGGTCCGATCGGGCCGGCGGGGCCGCCGGGGCCAATGGGACCGCCCGGCGCACAAGGACCGCAAGGGCCGGGCGGCACGGGTCCGCAAGGCGAGCCGGGGCCGGCGGGGCCGCAAGGCGTCAAGGGCGACACCGGCACGACCGGCCCGCCCGGCACAACCGGGGCAACCGGCCCGCAAGGACCGCAAGGCGTCAAGGGCGACACCGGCGCAACGGGACCGCAAGGCTCGATCGGCCCGCAAGGCGATCCCGGCCCGGCCGGCGCAACCGGCCCGCCGGGTCCGGTGCCCGAGGCGCCGACCGATGGCAAAACCTACGGGCGGAAAAGCTCAGGATGGGTCGACGCCTATGCGTCACCGGCATTGACCGGCAACCCGACCGCGCCGACGCCGACCGCTGGCGATAACGACACCTCGATTGCTACGACGCAATTTGTCACTGCCGCCGTCGCCGCCGGCGGCGCGGCTGGCGCGGTGCGTTACGACGCGGCACAAGCCCTCACCGATCCGCAAGCACAACAGGCGCGGCAGAATATTTACGCCGCGCCGTTCGATGCGATGGCGTTTAGCGGCTTACAGATCAACGGC